GTAAAAACAGTTCCAATGACAGAGCTGTTAAAAATAAATCCAGATTTAACAAATCAAGACTTAGAGGAAATATCAAAATACAGTCAAGCTTGGTACAACTATTATAATGTAGCGTCTATATATGAGAATAGTATGTTTGCCAGAGACACTTGTACTCTTATGTATTTTAATTACAAGACAACAAATAAGTTTGTTTATAAAAAGAAGACTACCGCAGAAGGGAACTTTAAGGTTGTAGAAAAAGATGACCAGTTTAATCCTCCTCAAGAAATGATGGACGAAGGTGGATTCGAAAAGGTTGAAAAGACAATTGATGTTTGGTATGAGGGCGTGATGGTTATGGGAACCAACTTCTTACTTGAATGGAAGATGATGGAGAATATGGTAAGACCTAATTCGTCTAATCAGTTTGCAATGCCTAACTATGTGGCTGTAGCTCCAAGAATGTATAAAGGAGCGGTAGAGTCTTTAGTTAGAAGAATGATACCATTTGCAGATCTTATACAGATGACTCATTTAAAGATACAGCAAGTGGTTTCAAGAGTTGTTCCTGATGGTGTATTTATTGATGCTGATGGATTAAACGAGGTGGACTTAGGAACAGGAAATGCTTATGATCCTTCTGACGCTTTACGACTATACTTTCAAACTGGTAGTGTTGTAGGAAGAAGCTATACTCAGGATGGTGAGTTTAACAATGCCAGAGTTCCTATTCAGCAATTAACATCTAACAGTGGTGCCTCTAAAATGCAAATGTTAATAGGAAACTATAATCACTACTTAGATATGATTAGGTCTGTGACAGGATTAAACGAAGCTCGTGACGGATCTACTCCAGATCCTAACTCATTGGTTGGCGTTCAGAAACTTGCTGCGCTAAACTCTAATACAGCAACACGCCATATACTTCAAGGAAGTTTATATTTAACAAAAAGATTAGCGGAAGCTTTATCTATAAGAACGGCAGATGTTTTAGAGTATGCAGACTTTAAGGATGAGTTTGCTATGCAGATAGGAAAATACAATATGAAGTTGTTAGAGGAAATTAAAAACTTATACTTACATGACTTCGGCATATTCATAGAGGTTGCTCCCGATGAAGAGGAGAAGCAGCAGTTAGAGCAGAATATTCAAATGGCCTTACAGCAAGGAGGAATAGATCTCGAAGACGCTATAGATATTAGAGAGCTTAAGAACTTAAAAATGGCTAACCAACTTCTTAAGCTTAAGAGAAAGCAAAAGCAAGATGCGGCTCAAAAACAAAAAGCTACTGAGATGCAAATGCAGCAACAAAACAATATGCAGTCACAGCAAGCTGCAGCTGAAGCTGCTATGCAAAAGATGCAAGCAGAAGCTCAATCTAAGATACAGGTCAAGCAGGCTGAGATTGCTTTTGAAATTGAGAAACAAAAGAATGAAGCTATGCTAAAACAGCAGTTGATGCAGGTTGAGTTCCAAATGCAAATGTCTTTAAAGGGTGTAGAGCAGTCAGCTATAAACCAAAGAGAGGACAAGCGTGAAGATGCGAAGGCTAAGCGTATTAGTCAAGCCAACACTGAACAGTCAAAGCTTATTCAGCAAAGAAAAAATAACCTACCTCCAGTTAGCTTCGAATCTAATGAAGATAGCTTAGATGGTTTTGATCTTGCTGAGTTTGAGCCAAGATAATGTGTTTAAATAATGTTTAACTTTGTAAAAATTAAATTAAATGGAAATTAAAGTAAAAGAAGTAAGTTCTGAACAAAAGTCTGTCGCTGAGGTAGAAGAAAAACTTTTAAAAGAACATGAGCAACAAATTGAAAACAGTACAACTGACTCTAAGGGAGTGGAAGCAAGCATTGAAAGTGCCTCCACCACGAACACCGAAGAAAGTGTACAGCCGAAAGAGGAAGCACAAGAGTCAGGATTAAAAGATGAAGATGTTCTATCTTACATTAAAGATAGATACAATAAAGAGATTACATCGGTAGATGATTTGCTGACTCAAAAAGAGTCAAACGAAGATTTGCCAGATGATGTAAAAGCGTTCTTTGAATATAAAAGAGAGACGGGCAGAGGTATTGATGATTTCGTAAAACTACAAAAGGATTACGACAGTATGAATGCTTCTGATTTGCTAACTCAATATTACTCAGCAATTGAAGAAGGGTTGGATGACATTGACATTCAAGACATGATTGAAGATAAGTTTGGGTATGATGAAGATCTTGATGAAGAAAAAGACATCAAGAAAAAAAAGTTAGCACAGAAAAGAGAACTTGTTAAAGCTAAAAAATTCTTTAACGAACAGAAAGATAAGTATAAAATTCCTCTTGAGTCAAGCGGGAATGATTTATCTCAAGATGTTCAACAAGAGCTTGAGAGCTATAGAAGTTATATTAACGAGTCCAAAAGTGCTAAAGAGCAAAGCGAAAAAAGGTATGATTATTTCTTAGATAAAACTAAAGAAGTTTTTAACGATGAGTTCAAAGGTTTTGAGTTCGAGGTCGGAGGAAATAAAATTACATTTAAACCTGGAGATTCGAAAGAATTGTACAGTAAGCAGTCAGATGTATCTAACTTTGTAAACAAATACATAGATAGCGAAAGTGGTTTGATGAGCGATCCTAAAGGATACCATCGAGCTTTAGCAATGGCGATGAACCCAGATAAGTTTGCTCAGTTTTTTTACGAACAAGGAGTTGCCGCAACCGTAGATAATGTTTCTAAGAAATCTAAAAACATTAATATGGATGTGCGATCAGCCAACCAAAGCGTAATTAAAGGTGGTCAAACAATTAGGGCTATTAGCTCAGAAAGCAGTAGAGGTCTCAAGATTAAAAGTAGAAAATAATTATAAACTAAAAAATTTTAAAAAATGAGCGTATTAGCTACCCCAGGGTTCCAATTACAGCCATCATCGGCTCAGGTCCCTACAGCAACTAATTACCTAACAAACTTTGATTTCTTAAATCAGTATCTTCCTGATACTTATGAAAAGGAATTTGAGCGTTACGGTAATAGATCAGTAGCATCATTCTTAAGAATGGTGGGTGCTGAAATGCCTTGTGCGTCCGACTTAATAAAGTGGGCTGAGCAAGGAAGATTACACACTAAGTACACAGGATGTACTTCATCAGCAATTGTAGCTGGAGAAGCAACGATTACTATTAATCCTACTGGACAAGTAAACAATGCACCAGATGGTACACCTCCAGGTTCACAGATGCCAAACACTACTGCTATCAGTGGTCCTGCATTTAGAGTTGGTCAAACTATTATGATTTCTGACGAAAGCTCGGGTTCAGTTTTAAGCAACAAAGCTGTTGTTACATCTGTTCCAACTGTTAACACTTTCACTGTTGCTTTCTATGAAGCTCCTGCAATTCCAGTTGCTCCAGCAACATTAACTGTATGGGCTTATGGTTCAGAATTTAGAAAAGGTCAAAATGGTATGCAAGGTTCTCTTGAGCCAGCTGACTTGATATTTGAAAACTCTCCAATCATCATTAAGGATACTTACGAGGTAAGTGGTTCTGACATGGCTCAGATTGGATGGATTGAAGTATCAACTGAGAATGGTGAGTCTGGATACTTATGGTATCTAAAAGCGGAAGCTGAAACAAGAATGCGTTTCGAAGACTATTTAGAAACTGCTATGGTAGAAGCTGTTCCAGCTGCTGCAGGTTCAGGTGTTACTACACAAGCTGTCTCTACAACTGTTGGTAATAAAGGTTCTGAAGGTATCTTCTATGTTGTAAACAACAGAGGAAATGTTTGGGGTGGTGGAAACCCAACTGCATTAGCAGGTTTTGACTCTATTATCCAGAGACTTGACAAGCAAGGTTCTATTGAAGAAAATGTATTATTCGTTAATCGTCAGTTCTCTTTCGATATTGATGATATGTTAGCTGCTCAAAACTCTTACGGAGCTGGTGGTACTTCTTATGGTTTGTTTGACAATGATGCTGACATGGCGTTGAACTTAGGTTTCACAGGATTCCGTAGAGGTTATGACTTCTACAAGTCTGACTGGAAATATCTAAACGATCCTACAATGAGAGGTGGTTTAGTAGGCGGTGCAGTAAACGGACTTTTAGTTCCTGCTGGATCTACAACTGTATACGATCAAGTATTAGGAAAGAACGCTAAGCGTCCATTCTTACATGTTCGTTATAGAGCTTCAGAGACTGAAGACAGACGTTACAAAACTTGGATCACTGGTTCTGCTGGTGGAGCAAGAACATCTGATTTAGATGCAATGACTGTTAACTTCTTGAGTGAAAGAGCTGTATGTACTTTAGGTGCAAACAACTTCTTCTTATTCTCAGCGTAAGCAGATAACAATAATTGAGGAGGGATTTTTTCCCTCCTCTTTTTTAACTTTAATTAAATATTATATAATGAAAAAAACACAAGAAAAGTTTGTAAATAAAATTTACATCTTAAAAAGAGAAGTGGCTCCACTATCTTACATTTTAGCATCCCAACACAGTAGAAGATTTCCTTTATTACATTTTGATGAAGAGACTGGTGTAAACCGTCCACTTCGTTACGCTCGTAATCAGAAGAGTGCTTTTATGGATGAGCAAGATGGTAACGCTATATTAGAGCCTATTATTTTTGAAGACGGATTTTTAAATGTCCAAAAAGAAAACCAAGTTTTACAACAATTTTTAAGTTTACATCCAGGTAATGGAACTGTATTTTCTGAATTAGACAAAGCTAAAGAAGCTCAAGATTTAGTAGATGATATGCAGGTTGAGATTGACGCATTGTTAGCGGCAAGAGAGATGGACTTAGAAACCAAGTTAGCCGTAGCAAGAGTTATATTCGGAGCTCAAGTTGAAAATATGAGTACAGCTGAGATTAATCGTGATGTTTTATATTTCGCTAAAAACAATCCATCTAATCTTTTAGAGATATTAGATGATCCAAATTTGGAGATTGAAAGCAATATTGCTCAATTTATTTCTCAAGGATTTTTAACAGTTGACCCCAAGTCTGTAAGTATAAAGACTGGTAAAGCATATAGAAAACTTTTAGGCTTACCATTTGGAGAAGACCCTATGTATATATTGTCATCCTGGATGAAGAGCGATGAAGGATTAGAAACTTACAAGAGTCTTTGTAAGAAACTAAAAAAGTAAGCCACAAAAACTTACAACAAGAAAGCACTCAGAGATGGGTGCTTTTTTTTAACTATCTTTGCTTTTTATTAACCCATTAAATTTTTTAACTATGGACAAATTTTTAAGCATCCCTGTATCGGGAGAGTCAAACGCTTTAGTAAGTGTTGCTGACGTATTATCTATTACACGCACAAGCTCTACTGTATCTGT